GACTTGATCCCAGACTTGAACCCAGACTTGACCATAGACTTGACCATAGACTTTATCTTTCACATTTTTCATATTAAATCTCCAAAAAAATAGCCGATTAAATGTTACTTTAATCGGCTACAGGAATCAAGTTTTTTATTTTATATATTTTAGTCTCGGACTAGGCGTTCCTCAGCACCAGCAGATTCAATCTGGCGACCAACATAATAGCATCCTTCCTTAAGTCGAATACCATCATGTTCCTGATGCTGTACAACAACACCAACATCACCACCACCTTCAACTACCATAGTACCAATGTACAAATCAGTACGAGTAAGAATCTTCTTAGCAACCAACTGATCTACAACACCCTTGTCACTATACATCTTAACAACGGCAGCAGTTACATTAGATGCCTTATTAAGGAGGTCTTCAACCATCTTATTAGTCTTCTGTGCCAGAGCAGCAATAGGACGGTCCATAACATCAACAGAATGATGATGACCAGTCATTTCACCCTCAAGTAGAATCAACTTACCATCACGAGGTGAAATCTCACCAGTCTTATTGACCTTAATACTGTCAGGCAACTTAAAAATAAGAACATCACCCTGACGAGCAACACCGACATTACCGTTATATTCGTGAATCATTTCCAACTCCTTCGTTTCATTTGTTTTTACTTAGTGGTCAAAGAGGCCTCATTAGCCTCAAGGAATGACTTAATTTCGGGGGCCATATCCAGAATCTTCTCCCACTGGGTCTTATATAGCGTCACAGGAAACTTCTGGAGACCATAAAGACTTACAGCGCCCTTACCAGAAACCTTAAAGTAAATCTTATTCTTACTACGCAATGAAGCATTTTCCGCTTCAAGCCGAGCAATCTTTTCCTCAAGCGACTCAACCTTACTGAGATTAGACTGGAGAACTGCCATTGTTTCGTTTCCTTCTCTCTTGACTCGATATATGTATTATACTCGATTTGGTTTAAGGAACAAGTGCTTTTTTATTTTCCCTTAGTTGTTCAAGGCTGATTGGTGTAAAGTTGATCTTTTCAACCGAGACGTTTATATGGTTTTTTGTTGGAGAATCATTTTGATGTATATGACCATGAACATTAAATTTATTGCCTGTACGCATAGTCATTTGATCCTCACGAAGCGGAACATGTGAGAAAATAAACTCCTCAAATGGCCACCACATCATGATCTTATCAAAAACTCTAACAAGAGGTGAATTCCTCGTTAGTTTATCATGATTACCGATAATCAACCTCTTATGTCCATTCAGTCTCTGAAGGATTTCAGTCGCTCTTTTATCATCAGTAAAATGTACATCCCCTAGATGGTAAATTTTATCTTGTTTTGAGACAAGACTATTCCAATTATTGATCATGGTCTCATCCATTTCAAAGACATTGGTAAAATTACGAATCATATTACCATTACTATCCTTGAATTTTAGGATATTTTCATGGCCAAAATGAGTATCTGAAATGAACCATATTGTTGACATATTTCACCTTATAGATTGATTCATGGTTGCGATGCCAGAGAATTGCACTCTGTTCTTCGGTTTATGAGACCGATGAGATAACTATACCTCCCGCCCGCAGAATTTAGTTCTTTACATACTTAGAAGATACATCAATACAATCCGACATTTTGGAAATTGCATCGCGGGTACCATTAAGTGTGATTTCAGCATTTTGGATATTACCTGGCATGATTAATACCATTCGAGCATATTCAAATACCGACTTGACAAACTTCTCAACATTTAGGTCTGGCACACGGATCGTATTCTTATTGACAAGAATATACTGGACAACACCACCCGATACTTCACCATTTGACTTATAAAATACTAGTCTAACCTGATAACCATCCTTCTTACCAGGTTCATCACTAATGTTCCATTCAACATTACGGTTCATGAAATAAATCTCACCATCTTTGAGATCCTTAATCATCATAAACTTAGATCCATCTGCATAATCTCGCTTGATATAACACGCTGGATTTAGCTTTAGGTCATTATATTCACCTACAATATCCCAACCACCATTTGTTGAGGTGCTGTAAAATACATCACCCGCTGCGGCCGGAGATACAAAGCCTAAAAGTGAAACTAGACCAACCATAATCTTATTCATCATATTCTCCTGGAATTGAAGGGCAAAGGAGCTAGGATTTGAACCTAGATCGCATGGTTTTGGAGACCAGCATGTTACCGTTACAACACTCCGATATTTCAACCGTATTTACTCAAAGAGTATATAGGACTATTTATATGAAATCAACTCTTTTTTAGGATTATTTTTACAATCTTTGCGAGAAACTTGTATTTACATCTTCTTTTGGTTTAGTTGCTTCCGTTAGAATAAAGGCAGGGGTCCAACCATCAAATGCACCACCTTCACTAAGGAAATCAATATATTCGGTGGCCTCATCTTCAAAATAAAAAGATTTGATGACTTGTTCCGTTGATCGTTCAAAAACACACCAAAGGAAATCACCTTCATGGCTCACAGGCACAGATACAAAATTATCCATTTTTCTTATCATTCTTTTGAGTTCCTTTCCATGCTACCCAGGCCAACTTACCCTTTTCTTTACCATAAAGGTTTTGCATTGTAATTAGTTTACGCTTAATCCGCTTCTTTTCATTCATGATATATCTCCTTTATATGATAATGAACGACGCTGGTGAAGGATTTGTTTGGGCCTTTACTACACCCAAAGGCCGACAGTTGAGGCCAGTTTCTTCAAGAAATTCTTTGAATGCCTTATATTCATGGTCTTGATAGGTTGGATACCCATGGTATTCATCAAACACTATTACAGTTCCTGGAACAATATAACCTTTGAAATTGTTGAAAATGGTCTTGGCTGAACTATAAAGGTCAGAGTCAATATGCATAAAGGCCACAACATTCTTTTCAAAGGTTGGTAGAGTATCTTCAAACCAACCAGCAACCAAAATATAGCGGTCATTTTCTGGCATAGCACCAGCAAAAGTTCCCTTTGGGTGGTGGTGCCAATCTTCTGGTAATCCTAAGTTAGAATCAAATCCATAAATCTTTCTGTCTTTTGGAGCAGCATCAGCCACAATACCTAAAGAACGACCATTATAGACACCAAACTCCATATAAAGGCCATCTAACTTGGCTTGGCTAATAGCATAACGAAGATTACCTTCATAATCATCCGCCGCAAATTCTTTTTCTGGTATTCCGTAAAATATATCTTCCATTTTTACACCTTGAGAGATTTGAATTTATCTTTTGTATTTAATTTTGGTTGTCCGCTATCCGTTATATCTTCTTGGGCTGATTGTTCAACATCATACAACTTCATTTTCGCCCTGTCAATACCAACTACAAATCTTTTATTCGTTGTTGGATCATTATATCTATTTTTCAGTTGTTTAACCATAATCTGATTAAGTCCCTCAAGTTCCTCGGTCGAAATCAAGGCAAACATAAAATCTGCTGTGGCTGGCAAACCAAATGATTCCGAAGTATCTGTCAAATCAACATCAGATGAAGAATAACCCTGCCTTGTTGTTTGAGTGGCTGAAACCAAAGGCACATTATATTCAACCGCCAACCCTCTCAATTCTTCAGCAATTGCTTTCACATAGGTATATGAATTGACACTGGCTCCTGGTTTAATTCTGGCCGACATACAAATGTTAAGATAATCGATAAAAATAATATCCGGCTTGATCGATTTCTTGAGGTTTAGTTCATTCAATAATGACTTGAAATGGATTGTTGAGGCACCGGCCGTTGGATATTCCTTGACAATCAACTTACCATCTGTTTTGTTTTTTAGGCTTTCACCTTTTTTCATATATATATCTTTTGGTAGAGCCATCAAATCATCTAATGATATATTCATCAAATTAGCATCAATACGCTTTGATACTTCTTCCTCGGCCAATTCTAGTGTTACATATAAAACATTCTTACCCATACTCAAACAAGCAGCGGCCATATGACACATGAATAAACTTTTCCCAACTCCAGTTCCCGCTAATGCTATATTCAAAGTTTTCTTGGGTAATCCGTCCTTAGTAATCTTATTGAAAAATTGCAAATCAAATGGTATTTTTTCCTGTATTTTGTGATAATACTCATAACGATAGTCATACTGTTCCAAATAATCGTGGCCTATATTAGGATCAAATGAAACAGCCAAAGCATCAGATAATAATTGTGGAATAGCACCTTTTGTCATACTATTATTTTTATTATTCATAATGTCAATAGATTTCATCATAGCCAAATAGATGGCCTTCTCTTGACAAAACTTTTCAGTGTTGTCAGAAAGCCAATCTATGTTGGTATCATTTTTATCCTTGGCTATTTCATCCAAGGTTTCTCTAATGTTTTTTACCTGTTCTTCCCTGAGGCCTTTAGCAGAATCAATTTCAATCAGCAAAGCGTCTTGGGTTGGCAGATTATTATATTTTAGAATGAATGATTTTATTTCCTTGAAAAGTGTTCTATCATCATCGGCTATGAAATACTCATCTTTGATAAATGGTAAAACCTTTCTTGTATAAACATCATTCTTCAATAAGTTCTTCAGTATCGTTTTTTCTATGTTCATCATTATCTGCCTCCGCAACATCTAAAATGATTGAATTGAGAATAAGACCCAATGTTTGTTCAAACACAACATCTTTGCGCAAAGCAGTTTCCGTGTGATTACCCATATCATAAAGTTCATATTGGAATTTTAGTGTGGCTGTGCTATTATCATTTTCTTTGATACCAACTTGTGTATATCTAAATGTAACACCTTTGTAAATACCAACCAATAATTCAATGGGAACCGTGTCTTCTTTTAAGTCATCACGGAACTTATAATCTTCATCTAACTTCATTTTATGATTCCTCTACATTCATGGCATCGGATTTACCATATAGAAATTCATTTTGACACGATTCATCAATCAAGTCAAGAACTTCTTGTGTAAAATATGTTTCTGGATTTTTTAGAATGGCCGATTCAAAAGCCTTGGTGCCATCAGGCAATTCATATTTGTTTGAAACCTTTTTGAAAATACCAAACTTTTCAGCCAAATCTAGCAAACCATAATATGGATCAAGACCAGACTGATAGTTCAATAAGGTTTCAACTTTCTTGTTTTCTATGGTTAGTCGGGCCTTTTTCAGCACAGCAGTAAGAATGGCACCATTCACCTCATTTGTTGATTTATCTTTATCTTTTTTCTTGGATAGGAAAATGATTGTTGAAGCCGCATATTCAAGCCCCGAACCTCCTCCCATTTTTTTCATAGGAACATAAGAACCAACTACATCATACACATGGTTTGTAACGATTAGAGGAACCTTTGCTTTGCCTAATTTGAGAGTAAGAACTCGGAAAGCACCTCTTACCAATTGGGCTCGCGTCATATCGCGGGTATCTTTACCATCAGCAATATCCTGCATTTCTTTCTCTGTGGATAAATTACCCAAAGAATCCAGAACAAACATCATGGGTAGCCGCTTTTCTTCATCTTGATCTAAGTATTTGTCAAGTATCTTTACGGCCTGTGTTCTAAATTCCTGAATAGTTGAAACAGGAACAATAGCTATCCGCTTTGTATCTACTCCACGAGATTCTAACATTTGTTTGGATAATGCAGCCTCAGATTCAAAATAAAAAACAAAACCTTTTGGACTATCATGTAAAAATTGTCTAACTATATTGATAGCATAGAAGGTTTTACCTGTTGAAGGTTCACCGGCCAGAGCCGTCACTTTATTTCCTGGAAGACCACCATAAATGGAACCTGATAATAAAGCATTCAATGAATAGCTACCAGTTCCTATAAATCCAGTTATATCACCAGCTTCAATACCATCATCAACAATACCAGCATATTCATTGCCAGTTTCTTTCAATAGATTTGTGAATATATCAGACATAAGATTCTCCTTATTTGTGATGCCAAGAATCTCCTTGGCGAGTTATTTATCAACTAAAAAAATCTTCAAGATTAGCCGTTTTGTTTTGATAAGCGTGTTTTATTCTAACTTCTGCAATTTCAAAATAATCTTTATTCATTTCAATACCAATAAACTTATATTTTTCAAATCCACATGCTTTACCAGTTGTGCCTGAACCCATGAATGGATCAAGTATTGTTCCATTTTTAGGCGTTATGAGTTTGATTAAGTATTTCATTAGTTCTGTAGGTTTGACGGTAGGATGATTATTTCTATATTCTGTATCACGACCTGCGGATAGTGAAGATGGCTTACCGGATGCTCCGCCTCCAGTTTGGAATGATACAACTTTTTTAGCTAGAATTTCATCAAGTCCTTCATCACGATCCGCTTTAGATGCCTTGGCACAATAGAAGAAACGAGCGGCGGAACCCGAATCACCATGTTGATTATGTGGGCCTGAGTTTCCTCTTAAGAAACCAGTAACTCCTTCCCCTTCATACGCATCAACAGTTCTTTTCATTGCACCGCTTGTTGTTTTAGGAAATCCAGATATAACTTCATCGCTACCATCATGGATAACATTTGC